ACATGGCATGGACGTCGACCTATATCGAGGTGGGCGGCACGACCGATTCGCAGCAGGTCGTGAACCAGCTTGCAACGAGCGGATCCATCGCCGAGCTGTCGGTGTCGGGCTTTCGCAAGTTCCGCGTCGTGGCGCCGCGGTGGTCGACGTATGGCGGCGACATCTACGGCAATGGGCCGTCGATGGATGCGCTCGGCGACATTCGCCAGTTGCAGCACGAGCAGCTACGCAAGGGCCAGGCAATCGACTACATGACGAAGCCGCCTTTGCAAGTACCGACTTCGCTCAAGAATCACGATCTCGACACGCTACCCGGCGGCCTGTCCTACGTCGACGCGAACGGGCCGCAGGGCGGCATCCGCACGGCGTTCGACGTGAATATCCCACTGCAATACCTGCTCGAAGATATTCAAGACGTGCGCTCCCGCATCAAAAGCGCCTTCTACGAAGACCTGTTTTTGATGCTGGCGAACAACACCAACCCGAACATGACGGCCACGGAAGTGGCCGAGTTGCATGAGGAAAAGATGCTCATGCTCGGCCCGGTGATTGAACGCCTGCACGACGAGCTGCTCAAGCCGCTCGTCGACGATACGTTCGACATCATCGCCGAGGCGGGTTTGCTGCCGCCCGCGCCGCCCGAGTTGCAAGGGCAAACGCTGCAAGTCGAGTTCGTGTCGATCCTCGCGCAAGCGCAAAAGCAGATCGGAACGAACGCCGTCGACAAGTTCACGATGGCGCTCGGCGCGATTGCGCAAATGCAGATCGCCGCGCAGCAATCGCCGACCGTGCTCGACAATTTCGACCCGGACGGGTGGTACGAGCAATACAGCGACATGCTCGGCACCGACCCCGAGATCAACGTGCCGCAGGATCAGCGCGACCAAGCGCGCGCGGCGCGCGCCAAGGCGCAGCAGCAAGCGCAGCAGCAAGCCGCGATGCAGCAAGCCGCCGAGACAGCGAAGACGGCCGCGCAAGCGCCGACACAGGGCGGCGCAAGCAACGCGCTGTCCGACATCATGAGCAACCTGACTGGCTACGCCGGGGCACAACAATGATCTCGATGAAACTCACGCCGGCCGAGGCGAAGCAGGAAACGATGCTCGCCGAAGCGAGCGAGGCGCCCGAGTATCCGTACGGGCTGACGATCTGCCTCGACGACGAGATCCTCGCCAAGCTCGGTATCGACCCGTCAGCACTGCCACCGGTGGGCTCTGTCTTCTTCATCGAAGCCAAGGCGCAGGTGTGCAGCACGAGCCAGTATCAGAACCAGGACGGCGCCGACGCGAGCATGTCGTTGCAGATCACCGACATGTCGCTCTCGACGACCGATGACGACGCGCCGCGCTCGAGCGACAGCATCGCCAATCGCCTCTACGGCTCTTGACCGTACACATACCGCGCACACCCCCGCCTTACAGTCCGCACGCATGAGCACGGACGAAATCAACCCGACCAACATCGCAGCGCTTGACGCGCAGCGACACGAGCAAAAGGAGCGCTCCCGCTTCGAACGCCAGGTCGAGCTCGACGACTTCAAGTGGCTCATGAACAGCAAACGCGGCCGCCGCATCGTGTGGCGACTGCTATCGGCAACGGGCGTGTATCGGCAGTCGTACACCGGCAACGGCTCGGACACCTTCTTTCGTGAAGGCGCTCGCAGCATCGGTCTACAGATCGTCGCCACGTTGCACGCCATTGACGGCGGCGCGGAAGCATACGCGCTGATGCGTAACGAGGCAAAGGCAAACAAGAATGGCTGACGTAACAACCGACGCCCCAGCAGCACCGGCAGATGCGGCCAGCGCCGCGGCACCGACCGCGAACGCACCGGCAAGCCAACCCGCAGCACCGGCCACGCCACCGGCTGACGCGAGCGCAACGCCGCCCGCAGACGGCCAGCAAACGGCCACGCAACCGAGCACCGACGCAAACGCAAAGCCTGGCGAGAAGCCAGCCGATGCGCCTGCCGTTCCCGAGAAATACGACTTTCAGTTGCCCGATGGCGTGCAACTCGAAGCCGCCGCGCTCGAGGAATTGTCGGGAATGGCGAAGGAACTCGGCTTGACTCAGGAACAGGCGCAAAAGGTCGCGAACCTTGGCGCCAAACAAGCGCAAGCGTTCGCCGCGCAACTGACCGAAAGGCAGCAAGCGGCGACGGCTGAATGGGCCACGCAGACGAGCGCCGACAAGGAACTCGCAGGACCGCAGGGCCAAGCGCTTGAGGAAAACCTGTCCTTTGCCAAGAAGGCAATCGACACGTTCGCCACGCCTGAGTTCAAGAAGCTGCTCAACGAGAGCGGCCTCGGCAATCACCCGGAAATGGTTCGGGTGTTTGTGCGGGCCGGGAAAGCGATTAGCGAAGACGGCCGGCTCGTTTCCGGCAGCGCGGGCCAGAAGGTGCGCGAGTCGACGCCGATCGAAAACCGCATCTATCCGAACCAGAAATAAGGGGCGTGAATCATGGCTATTCTCGGCGCAAAGAATCCGACGCTGCTCGACGCAGCGAAGTCGCTCGACCCGGACGGCTCTACCGCCGACGTCGTTGAACTGCTCAATCAGACGAACGAAATTCTGCTCGACGCTACGTGGATCGAAGGCAACTTGCCGACCGGCCACCGCGTGACCGTGCGTACCGGCTTGCCTTCGGTTGTGTGGCGCCGACTCTACGGTGGCGTGCCGGCGAGCAAGTCGACCCGCGCGCAGGTCGATGAGACGTGCGGCATGCTCGAAGCGCGCAACGAAATCGACATCAAGGTCGCGAACCTGAACGGCAACAGCGCCGCATACCGCCTGTCCGAAGCGTCGGCGTTCCTCGAGTCGATGAATGAGACGATGGCCTCGACGCTGTTCTACGGCGATACGACCGTGTACGCCGAGCGCTTCAACGGCCTCGCGACGCGCTATAGCGCCATCGCCAACGCCGCAAACGGAAACAACATCATCGATTGCGGGGGCACGGGTTCGAACAACTGCTCGATTTGGCTGTGCACGTGGGGCGACCAAACGCTGCAAGGCATCTTCCCGAAGGGGACGAAGGCCGGCATCACGCACCAAGACCTCGGCGAGATCGACGCGTTCGACGCGAACAACAACCGCTTCCGCGCACTGGCCGACCGCTGGGAATGGAATTGCGGCATCGCGCTCAAGGATTGGCGCTACACGGTGCGCGCCGCCAACATCAACGTGACCGATCTCGTCACGTCGAACGACCCGAAATTCCCTGGCGTGAACGGATCGAACCCGATCGCGCTGCCCGATCTGTTGATCGAAATGACGGCCCGCTTGCCGCGTAACGGCGTGGGCCGCCCGGTGTTCTACGTGACCCGCAAGGTCGGCAAGATGCTGCGCCGCCAAGCCATGAACAAGTCGCAAAACGCCCTGTCGATCGAAGAAGCGCAAGGCCAGATCACGACGCGTTTCCTCGGCATCCCGATCCGTATCGTGGATGCGCTTCTCGAAACGGAAGCGCGCGTCGTCTAAGGCATGCCGGCGGCCTTGCGTCGCCTGCTTCGATTTCGCGCACTCTAGGAGTTGCACACTATGATTCTCGATCAACAAAACATGTTCTCGGATGCGCAGGCGATCACCGCCTCGGCGAATTCGAGCAACGTCATCGACACGCTGCCCGGCGGCCAGAACACGAAGTCGGGCATCGGCGACGGCCAGGATATCAGCCTGTTCGCGCAGGTCGGTACGGCGTTCGCCACGCTCACGTCGCTCACTGTCCAACTCGTCTCGGCCGACGACTCGGGGCTTTCGACGAACGCGATCGTGCACTACGACAGCGGCGCGATCCCCGTCGCATCGCTGACGGCCAATACTCGTATCGTGGGCCTCGACGTGCCGTTCGGTAAGTACCGCCGGTATGTCGGCCTCAAGTACGTCGTGACGGGCACGAACGCGAGCGCGGGCACGATCACGGCCGGCCTCGTCGAAGACCTGCAAACGCTCAACGGCACGGTCGATTACGCGAAGGGCTTCACGGCCTAACACTGCGCCGGGCTTCGGCCCGGCTCGACCCTCTACGGACGATAGGACATGGGCATCAAGGTCATCGCAACTCGTCAAGGGCTGTACGGTCATTTCCGCGAACCGGGCGACGAGTTCGAAATCGCGGACGAGCAGGCGTTTCACGATTCGTGGATGGAGAAGCTCGACAAGAACGGACGGCCTATCCCGAACAAGAACACGCCGCGGCCGGCGAACGCCGCAATTTCCACCGGTCACGCTCCGGCTCTTGGAGTGAATCAAAAGCTCACGCCGCAGGGCGGCGATCTGACCTAAGCGGCGCGCGTATCGGTGAGCCGAAACGGGAGCCCGAGCGGTTCCCGTTTCTTTTTGCAGGGGTGAATAGTGGCCTCGGAAGTCGACATCTGTAATCTCGCGCTTGGGTTCCTCGGCGACCGCGCAACAGTCTCGAGCATTTCGCCGCCCGAGGGCAGCGCGCAGGCCGAGCATTGCGCGCGGTTCTACCCGATCGCGCGCAATGCCACGCTTGAAGCACACGATTGGGGGTTCGCGACCAAGCGCGCAAATCTCGCGCTGCTCTCGGATACGC